ACGGCTATCAGCGGAGCCGCAGAAACAAGATATAGATGACGAATTTGCAATTTCACGAAAGGGCAATCATACACGCCCAACGGGTAACGACTGGCGAGATACTCTCTTGCAAGTTGGTAAAGCTGGCAGCGAAACGCTTTTTAACTGACCTTCGTAACACTGACAGTCGATGGTTCTTTGTTCCCGATATTGCAAATGAAGTCTGCCGCGTTGCTGAATTGATGCGGCATGAAAAGGGGCAGCTACAAGGCCAGCGTTTCAAGTTAGAGGATTGGCAAGTATTCATTCTCTGCAATATCTTCGGTTTTATAGACGAGAATGGAACCCGCAAATACAGGGAAGCGTTTGTATTAGTCCCTCGTGGAAATGGAAAAAGCCCACTCGCTGCCATCATCGGTAATTGGATGGCATGGTTTGATGGGGAACCCGGCGCTGAGGTCTATTGCGGAGCCGCATCTGAAGGTCAAGCACATGAGGTATTCCGGCCAGCCAAGGCAATGCTAGAGCAGGAGCCGGAACTCACAAAGCGTTATGGCATTACAGTAGGGGCAAAGAGCATATATCAAACCTCTACCCGGTCCCGTTTCAAGCCGGTTATCAGGAATCCGAAAGACGGTGCAAGTATCTATTGCGCCATCTTGGATGAGTGGCATGAGGCGCTTGACGCGGTGCAATACGACTGCTTTAAGACTGGAGCCAACAAGCGAAAAAACTCGCTGCTGTTAGAGATTTCAACCGCTGGTGTATCGACTCAAAGCCCATGCCTTGAGAAGCAAAGAGAAGTTGAAAAGGTATTAGATGGCACGGTAGAAAACGACCGGCTGTTTGGGATTATCTATACGGTTGACCCGGAGACCGACTGGACTACCCGTGAAGCCTTGGTCATGGCAAACCCAAACTTGGGTATCTCCAATGACGAAGAAGCATTGTTACTTGACCAGCAAGAGGCTGTACGCAACTCAGCCAAACAGAATATCTTTCGCTGCAAGCACCTTAATCAGTGGATGACCGCGACAACAGCATGGATGAATGCAACCAACTGGCAAGCCGCCGCTGTGACAGAGCCTCTGACTGATGAGTTTCTAAAGAGTTGTGAGTGTTTCATCGGGCTGGACTTGGCTTCAACCACTGACATAGCAGCCGCAGTCAAAGTGTTTCGCAAACTGCAAGATGGCAAGTACCACTATTACATCGTGCCGCGCTTCTATCTGCCGGAAGCGAGAACGAGTGACCCAACGGCACAGCATTACCAACGCTGGGTGCATGATGGACATTTAATCAGCACTGACGGTGCAGAGATTGACTATGCGCGAATCTCTGCTGACCTTCAAAAAGACGTGGAGCAGTACAACGTCAAGGCACTCTGCTATGACCCGTGGGGGTCTACAGATATTACGCAGCAGTTTGAGTCACGCACTGGGATAATGCGCGTCAAGGTTCCAATGCAGGTCAAGTTTTTATCAGAGCCGATGAAGCGGTTGGAGTCCGGTGTGCTAAATGGAACAATGCACCACGACAACAGCCCTTGCATGAATTGGCAAATGTCGAATGTCGAGATTAAGACGGATTTTAACGACAATATATTCCCCCGGAAAAACAAACCAGAGGATAAGATAGACGGTCCAGTCGCAACGATTATAGCTCTGTCTCAGGCGATTGCACCCCCTGCCCCAGAGCGCAAATATACGCGCATCACTTTCTTTTAAGGTCGCATAAATGGGTCTAATAAGTTTGAACTTACATTCTCCGGGGCTTGAAAAGCGTGACGGCGTGAATCTCAATCAGGCTGGGGTATCACTCGCCGCTGGACTTTCCGCCCTCGGCATGGGTGTTTTCACTGACTCGAATGAGAACGTCAATGAACGTACAAGTTTTGAAGTTCCAACATATTTGACCTGCATACGTATTCTTTCTGAGTCGATTGGTTCTCTTCCATTGCGCGTTTATGAGAAGATGCCACGCGGCCAGCGCCCAGCACCATCACACTACCTGTACTATCTGCTCACTGAGCGTCCTAACCCGCAGATGTCGGCAACAGTGTTTTTTCAAACGCTGATGACCGCAGCAGCCGGGTGGGGCAACGCTTACGCCAAGATTGAACGTGATTCAAGCGGAGCGCGGCCTGTAGCACTATGGCCGCTCTGCCCGTGGAAGACAAAGCCGGTCCGCAAGAATGGGTTGCTCTCGTTTGAGACGACCGATACCACCGATGGATTACCGGCAACTATCAAGTCAGAGGATATGCTCCACATCGTCGGCTTTTCCTTCGATGGTTTGCAGGGTACTGCCTTTGTAAAGATGGCTCGTCAGTGCATTGGACTTGCGCTTGTCGCCGCTCGTTTTGGAGCGCGTTTCTACGCTAATGGGGCACGTAATAGTTTCTTTTTGCAAGCTGACCATGATTTAACACCGGAAGAATTGACCAATATGCGCCTTGATGTTGAGGCATTAAGCACAGGTGCAAATGCTTGGCGAGTTGCCAATCTTCCCAACGGCGTAAAGATTGTCCCTGTCGAGACTGACCCAAACGCTTTGGGCGAGTACACTACCACATCCAAGTATACCCGCGATGAGATTGCAGCTTTTATGCGCGTCCCCGGTTACATGGTTGGCAGCACAGAAAAGATTCTCAAGAGTACGGTGGAGGCACAAAATAGGGAGTTTCTTTCCTACTCGCTAACGCCGTGGTTGACCAAGATTCAGCAAGAGTTTCAGTACAAGTTGCTCCCATCGTTGGGGCGCTTTGCTAATCAGTACGTGATACGCCACTATCTCGACGCCCTGCTGGCGGCGGACACCCTGACCCTCACGGCAAAGCAGACAGCGGGGCGTATGGGCGGCTGGCTCTCAGCAAACGATATTCGAGAGCAACTCGGCATGGAGCCGGTTCCCGGTGGGGACGTGTATATCAGGCCATTGAACTATGTAGACGCAACTACAGCCGCAGAGGGCGTAGAGACGGATAACGACCCAGAGGATACCAGTCCCGATGACGATAAACCGGCTGCTGACGACCCAGATGCTCAGGCAGCAAAGGTAGCAACCAACATTATCAGCCAGTCGCTTAAACCGTCGCCTACGCCCAGCAAACAGCAACCACGTTCACTATTAGAGCCACTTTTCAATGATGCGTACAACCGGCTTCAGAGTCGCGGCAAAAAAGACGTTTTTGCAATTCAGCAAACGCTCTTGCCTGTAGCCAATGCCATCGGGACTTTCTTTCGCACCGGCACTATGGCCGGTCCCTCAGAGCAAAAGGCAGTTGAAAAGTATTTGACAGGGTTGGCAACGAGAGTCAGCAACACATCTTCCGCCGCCGAGTTTGAAAAGCTACTTCGCTGTATCGTGTTCGCAGTTGAGCAGGACGCCGCCGAGATGAGAGCCAAAGAGCAATTAAGAGGTCATTACAAATGAGTAAACGCGAGATTAGGTCAAATATCACTGAGTTACAGGCAGAGGGCAGCACACTTACAGGCTACATTGCCCGTTTCAATTCCCTGTCTGCTGACTTGGGCGGATTTCGTGAGAAGATTGCCCCCGGATGCTTTGCATCCTCAATATCCTCCACCGCTCCCATTCGCGCCTTGGTCAACCACAATACAGACCATTGCATCGGCAACACAGCCAGCGGCACTTTACAACTACGTGAGGATGACAAAGGGCTGTCTTTCTCTTGCGAGTTGCCAGATACTCAAGCTGCACGAGACCTCAAAGTCAGCGTAACCCGTGGGGACGTTACCGGAGCCAGCTTTGGATTTGTAACAAAGTCTGACTCATGGTCTGTTGATGAAAAGGGCGGAAACATCCGTACTCTTAATGATGTTGAGCTGTTTGAGATTTCCCCCGGATGCACTTTCCCCGCCTATGATTCCCCTGCGGTGCAACTGCGTACTCTCTTCCCTGATGGCGCAATTGCCATTCCAGAGACCCGCGACGATTCAGATGCCACTACGGATGAAAAGCCCAGCACCGCCGACTGTCAGTGCGATTGTGAGCAATGTCAAGCCGACGCTTGCGGCATTTGCAGCAACGAGGATTGCAACGACCGAAACTGTGATTGCCAAGATGTGAGGGCTATCATGCTGGCCTTAGAAGTCGCCCAAGAGTTTTAACACAATATACTTCGCTGCCAAGTGCGGCCCTTGAATGGGTAAGCGAGACAACAACAACCCGCCTAGTTTTGCAACGCTGCAAGACATAAAGCAACACGTAGTAACTGGGTAAACCCCAATAAATATAGGACTCACAAAATGAGCAAGGCAATTGAACTCCGCGAACAGCGTGCCAAGTTGGTAGCTGACGCAAATGCACTGGTGCCCTCTGACATGAAGTTGTTTACGTCGGAACTTCGCACCAAGGTTGAGACCATGCTGGCTGATGCCAAGGGTCTTGATTCTCTGATTCAGTCTTTCGAGCAGGAAGAGCAGCGCACCGAAGAGACACGCGCCAAGGCATTGAATCTTTCTAACACC